GTCAGCGATCCGTTTAATTTCAATTCATTCTTGGGGATCACCAAGATTGAACAATGAAAGGACTTGGTATTTTTGTAATGTTAATATAATAGCAGTTTATACAGTAGTATCTCGTCCTACGCCTACCGTATACCGATCACATTATATTATTATCCGGTGCTTATGTTTTCACCCCTAAGTCCGCCATAACCTTGCAGGTTAATAGCTGGGGTCTGGTCCCACCGAGCCCATTACTAAGCTCAGGGCCAATTGGATTTTTGTGAGTTTTGATGCTATGCAGAAAAGATAGAGGCATCCAAATCCTCTATCCATTCTTTCAAATTGAAGCTTAAATCACAGCCCCAACTAGTTTTTCTATACCTTGAATTGAAATACTCAAATGGTACCAAGCGTATAGGCACACCTCTTTCAGCGCACTTGCATGATAAATCATGCTGGAAACTTTCATAGAACTCACATCCACCATGAAAGGCTTCCAATTGAGCCATAAACAGATTAATCTGCAATTGCTCATCCATATCAGGAGCTTGTTTCAACCATAATAACATTCCATAAATGGATTCATCTCCCAATAAACCATGCCACATTCCTTCAAATTTAACAAATCTTCTTCCTAAAAATGTGACTTCCTCATCTGTCAAAAATGGTGCTACTACCTCTCCTTTATCAGGTGTGGTATAATTCATCCCAAAACACTCATTAAACACCTTTTTTAACCACAACATGTCATATTCTTTATGGTCATCATCAACAGAACCAATGTTATCATCTCCATAAACTGCTAACCTTACAGCCTTCTTCCACTCAGTAAATGTAGCTTTTGGATACTTTAACAAAAAGGCATATTTGTGTACAACATAAATAACTAAGCTGTTCACAAACCCTGTTAAATAATGACCCGAAGGATGACCCCGTCCTACATAATAAACACATGATCCTCTTATCCTATAATTCTGAAAGATGGAGAGACAACAGGCATACAGTTCATTCCATTCAGGGGTTCCTTCTACATATCTATACCATTTATTAATATGACAGGCCATTATATATCCAAACACGGGTGGAATTGATACATCACAACCTCCAATATCTCCTCCTATCTTATTACATTTTTCACCATTTCTAAAAATAAACTGTCTTAACAAATGCCAATCAGCACCATGAGGGTTAATTCCTATCTTACAGGCAGAAACCAACCCGTGTTTCTTGGCGTGAGCAATGTAATCTCCTAGAACCTGACGTGTCCACAACACATTTAATGGTCCATCAGCAACAAATTCCCTTGGAAGTTTTCCTCTTGGTAACAACTCTTCTTTTAAATTTCTGAGTCCAAATTTAATAGGAACATAAGTATTTTCTCCCATAACTTTTAAAGTTTCTAATCCTTCATAACATTTAGG